GCATTTTGAAAGAAATGGTGGTTTTAATAAATCAATAAGAAGATGTTTAGTCTTTATGACATATTTAAATGATTTAGACGAAGGTGGCACTATATTTCCCTATCAAAAAAGAACAATAAAAGCACAAAAAGGTAAAACAGTTATTTTTCCTTCAGATTGGACACATACTCATGTTGGTCAAATATCACAAACACAAGAAAAAACTATAGTTACTGGTTGGTTTAGTTATCTTTGGGATTAAATAAATGGATTTATTTACAACATATATACAAAGAAACGATAATAAATCTTTATCAGACAATATACTTGAGCCTTGTAGAAAAATTTTATCAGAAGTACCAGACGATAATAGATATAAATATGGTAAAACATCTTTTTTTGAAAAAGATATTTGGGAAAAACATAAAGATAATTTTACAGAACTTTATGATTTTATATTTCAAAACGCTTTTGCTTATTGTGAAAAAATGCAGATATTAGATATAGATAAGATTGCCATTGAAAACATTTGGGTATCAGAAATGTATAAATATGGACAACATAAATTACATGGTCATGCAGGATATTGTGATTTAAGTGGTATTTTCTATGTTCACGTTGAACCAAATAGTGCCGATATAGTGTTTTATAGATATGAATTTATAACNGACCTCATGCAAAATTTTAAATTTNANAANTATAATAATTATAATGCCACAGAATGGAAGTTCCCTGCTGAAAAAGGTAATATANTAATATTTAAATCTGACGTACCACATTCAGTTGATTTAAATATGAGCGATAGTAGGATAGCTATATCATTTAATTTAAAAATATTAACAAACGATGGTAATAACAATGCAGTTAGCTGAAAAAGAAAATGCACTATATCCATACTGGGTTTTTCAAAATGTTCTTAGTCCAGAAATGTGTGAACAGATAATTAATTTAGGCAAAAACAGATGGATGCAAGGTAAAATTGTAGAAAAAAGTGAACTAGACAAAGGAAAAGTAGATACAAAAACAAGAAAAACAGATGTGGCGTTTTCAAATGATGATTGGCTTTATGAAGTATGTTGGAGTTATCTAAATACTGCAAACAGAAACTCAAATTGGAATTTTGAAATAAGTTCATGTGAACCAATGCAATAACAAAGTATAAGAAAAACGGACACTATGACTTTCATCAAGATGGTAATGGGTTTAGTAGATATGATAATCCCGAAAATAAATTTCTTCATAGTAGAACAAGAAAACTATCAATGACGATTGTACTTAATGAAGATTATGAGGGTGGAGAATTTGAGTTTTTTGATGATAAAAATTTGATAAAAGAAAAAATGGGAACTATTATAGTTTTTCCATCTTATATGGTACATAAAGTAAGACCTGTTATAAAAGGTATCAGATATTCATTAGTTGCATGGTTTTGTGGAGAACCATTTAAATAAGAGGTGCAAATGCCGTTAACGAGTTTAAAATTTAGACCTGGAATTAATAGAGAAACAACATCTTACTCTAATAAGGGTGGATGGAATGATTGTGATCTTATTCGATTTCGTTTTGGCTACCCAGAGAAAATAGGAGGATGGGAAAAATACTCAACAAATACTTTTCTTGGTTCTTCTCGTTCCTTACATTCTTGGGCAAATTTAGAAGGTGATAAATATTTAGGGTTAGGCACTGAAAAAAAATTTTATATTGAAGAATCAGGAGCATATAAAGACATTACGCCAATAAGACGTAAAGTTGTAAGTGGTGTTGTTGTTTTTGATTTGGGTGGACAAACTGTAATTGCTTTAGCTACTACAAGTGTAGGAACAAGTGCAGTTGGATCAGTTGTAATTAATGCACAAGCTAACGACACATTAGCTCCTGCGGTAACAACAGGTGTAGCATCAACTGGTGAGATAGGCACTGCAAGTCAACAAGAAACAACTCCAGCAGGTGTAGGTTCGATTGGCTTAGTTACCATAGAAACAACAGTTGTGCCAACAAATGCAACAGTTAATGATTTTGTGGATGAATCATAATGGCTATTACCTTCATAACATTAACTTCAAGCACGACTGTAACTGTAAACGACTCTTCTCATGGATCTTTAGTAGGAGATTTTGTTACATTTAGTAATGCTAATACTGGCGACACTTCTCTTAATCAACAACTTAACATAGAGCATGAAATCATAACTGTGCCAACTACAGGAACTTACACTATAACATTGTCTGCAAACGCTGCTGCTGCTTTGTCAAGTGCTGGATCAGCAGACGCAGAATATCAAATAAATACTGGATTAAATACAGCTGTGCCAGGCAGTGGTTGGGGTGCTGGTAACTGGGGAGCAGATGGTTGGGGATTAGCCTCAACTGATGTTGTTGGCGGTGATACAATCAGACTTTGGTCACAAGATAATTTTGGCGAAGATTTAATTTTTAATGAAAGAGATGGATTTGTATTTTATTGGGATAAAACTCTTGGAACTGATGTAAAAGCAAAAAATTTAACAGAATTATCTGATGATGCACCAACAAAATCTCGTAAAGTTATTGTATCAGAAAGAGATCGTCATGTAATTTGTTTTGGAGCAAATCCAATAGGTTCATCAGTTCAAGATAGATTACTTGTTCGTTTTAGTTCACAAGAAAATCCTTTTTTTTGGACACCTAGTGCAACTAATACTGCGGGTGATTTGAGAATTGGTTCTGGTTCAGAAATTATTACAGCAGTAAAAACTAGAAGAGAAACAATTGTTCTAACAGACACATCTGTTCATAGTATGCAATTTATAGGTCCTCCTTTTACTTTTGGTATTAATCAATTAGCAAGTGCCATAACAGTAAGAGGATTTAATTCAGCAGTAGCCGTAGGTGATTCTGTTTTTTGGATGGGATATGATCGTTTTTATATTTATGATGGTCGTGTTCAAGTCATACCTTGTTCTGTAAGAGATCATGTGTTTCAAGATTTTAACGAGACACAATCAGATAAAATTTTTGCTGGTGTAAACTCTGCTTTTGGAGAAGTATTTTGGTTTTATCCATCTGCTACTAATTCTGCGGAAAATGGTGGTACAGACGAAAATGATAAATATGTCATATACAACTATGATCAAAAAATCTGGTATGTTGGCTCACTAGCAAGAACATCATGGATTGACAGAGGAGTGTATCAATATCCTTTGGCTACAGACAGTAATCTTGTTTACAACCATGAAAAAGGTAATGATAACGATGGCACTGCTTTTACATCATTTATTGAATCAAGTCCTATAGATATACAAGATGGAGATCAATTTGTCTTTATAAGAAGAATGATACCTGATGTAAGTTTTGATAATAGTGATACTGATATTAGCAATGATAACAAACAAGCAGTGTTTTCATTAAAAGCACAAAGAAGTCCCGCTGGAGGTTTTATCAAAACATCAACAAACGCAGTATTACCCACCACAGAACTTAATCACTTGCGATTACGTGGAAGGTCTTTTGGACTTAGAGTAGAAAGCACAACACAAGGTGTGAACTGGAGATTTGGCACACCAAGAGTGGATGTAAGATTGGATGGAGATAGATGAGTAGACAATTAGTACCACCAAATTTTTCATTGCCACCAGATGAATATGATGTTCAATATTTTAATGAAATGGTAAGAAGTTTAAGTCAACTTGTGGTACAATTACAAAATCCTGGAGAGCTTCGTGGCACTAAGATTACTTTGACGGATTTGCCTACAAGTGATACAGATTTAGAGGTGGGTGCTTTGTTTAATGATAACGGAACTATAAAAGTAAAAACATGATGCAATCTGGTATAAGTAGTTTATTAAATTTTAACGATCCCAATACGAGTATGGGTTATAATTCTATAGAAGAACTTGAAGATGCAATTATGGCTAAACAAAATCCACCAACAAATAGTGGTGGTATTCGAGCGTTGATGGCGGGTGGATCTCCAGAATTTGGAGGTGTATTAAAGGGTCCTGGAACTGGGACCTCGGACAGTATACCTGGGATGATCTTTCAAGATGGTAAACCAGTACAACGTGCAGCGTTGTCAAACAATGAATTTGTTTTTACAGAGAGAGCCGTAAAGGGTGCGGGTAATGGAAATATAGACAAAGGCATAGCAACCATGTATGATTTAATGGACAAGTTTGAAGGAATGGCATAATGGCAGTATCAACAGTTAGAAACGAAACCATATTACCAGAAAATCAACAAAAATTTATTGATGATTTATTAGCTGACACACGTACTGTAGCAACGCAACCTGTTGAGTTTCCAGAAATACAAATTGCGGGTATGACTCCTTTACAAAGAGCAGCCATTCAACGTGGTGCTGCGGGTATTGGAAATTTTCAAAATTTATTGCAAGGTGGAGCCGATGCCGTGGGTATGGGTCTTTCGGCCTTAACACCTCAAGGAAGTCAAGCTTATATGAATCCCTTTGTAGATCAAGTAATTAATCAAAACTTGGCAGACATACAAAGACAAGGCGACATAAATCAACAAAATATAGCAAGCAAAGCTATAACTGCAGGAGCCTTTGGTGGTTCAAGACAAGCTATAGCTGAACAAGAGGCTCAAAGAAACTTATCTGATACATTTGCAAGACAATCTGCGGGTTTACGAGCACAAGCATTCGAGTCTGCACAAGACAGAGCACAGAAAGCATCTGAGTTATTTACAAAAGCGGGTATAGCAACTGCGGGTCTTGGCGAAGCACAACAAGGTGCTAATTTAAGAGATGTTCAGTTACTATCATCGTTGGGCGGACAAGAACAACAACAACAACAAAGTGAATTAGATGCCTTGAGATCTA